AGTAGCTACTGCTCCGCAACGTGGTGGCGCAACGTAGGCATCGCCGTCTATGCCAGCCGCAACAAGGCCAGCGACAGATTGGTGGTTTGCGATGTCCCGGAAGCACAGGAGAACGAACGATGAGCATTAAACACCTGGACTGGAACGCAATGAGCACCAAAGAGCGGGCGGAATACTTGCTGAAGATTGGAGTGACCGCGAAGCTCGACAAAGAGAACCTGGAGCTAGGTTTTGTTGCTGTCGTGGATGGCGTTGGCCACCTTCCTTGCGGCTACCACAAGACCGAACAGGCCGCGATTGACGCTGGTACGGCTTGGCTACGTGAGAAGGCACAAGCGGAATAATGATGAAGCTCAATTGTGAGCGCAGCGAATCAATTGAAGCGCCGGATTAGACGCGGGAGACAAAGGCAATGATGAAACCATGCAAACACCTTGATTACGAGGGCGAATACATTGATTGCGAACTAAAGACGTGCGCCCCGCATTACCCGGATGTCAAATACTGGCATCGAAATAATCCCCCATACGAAGGCGCTCCGGTAAAAGTGCAGTTCTGCAAAAAGCGTGGGCGCATCAACGGAATTTTTGACTGTTACGTTGGCGAAATGTCGTGCTATGAGTGCGATGCCTGACGCAGACGCTATGCTCAAGACACAGGAGGCGAACAATGACTGACTGCTACGAGAAAATTCGCAAGGCGCTGGAGATGGGACCGACGCCGGGGCCGTGGGGGCTCACGGAGCTGCCGAGCGATATACAGCGCGATGGCTACAAATTCGCTATCAGCCGCAATGGTCTCGGATGGCGAATCGCGAAGGTCATGCATGAAGCGAACGGCGGCAGCGGCGTCGCCAATGCCACCTACATCGCCGCCTGCGACCCCGACACCATCCGGGCGCTGTTGGAGGAGCGGGACGCACTGAAGGCCGAGAATGATCGGCTGAGGACGGCCATCAACCGGTGCCAGGGCGGCAGTCTCATCGCTTGCGGCATCAGTTTCTAGGGGGGCGAGCGCAATGATTGACCGTTACGAACGCATCCGTGTCGCGCTGGCTATGGGGCCGACGCCTGGACCGTGGAGCGTTGTCGGGATCACCCAGGTTGGATCAGGCAGGGGCTATTACTCTGTCGCCACCGACGACGCGATCATTTGCGACCTGCGTGATCGTCCGTCTGGTGACGCCCATTTAATCTCCGCCTGCGACCCTGACACGATCCGCGAGCTGCTCGTCGAACGCGACCAACTAGCCGCCGAGGTCGAGGCGCTGCGGGCGGAGCTTGATGAATCTTGCACCGTGGTGGACAAACTGGCGAGGCTGCTCGAGGAGACCGCCATCGTCATCAAAGGCCCCGAGCCTGACATGACGAAGTGGAGCTATCACGACATCCCAGACGGTGTGCGTGCGATCCAAGCACGCGCCGAGCGGCTGGCGAACGATGCGGCCAAGTACCGCTGGGCGCTCAACAATTCGCGCTGGATTCGTGGCGAATCCGCAGCATACATAGCCATTCCGGTTGCGCCAGACGCTGATCTTTCGTGCGTTGCCATGAGAGACGCCGCAATCGACGCCGCGATGGAGGGGGGGAGAATGAGCGAGACTGACATGACCGAATACGCAGAACTGAGGGCGGCGCTCGCTGCGGGGCCGGCAATCGGACCCTACATCGTGGATCAGGACAACGGCAACGGGATTGTCGTTGTAGACGGTCGCGGAAATATCGTCGCTGAAGCAAATTATGGTGACGTGCCGTCAGAGTATGGGCCGGGCGTCACAGAGACGATCATCCGCGATGTGCGCAGCACGCATCTCTACATCGCCGCTGCGAACCCCACGACCATCACCGCCCTGCTCGCCGAGCGGGATGCGCTGCGGGCGGAGGTGGACGCGCTGCGGGAGCAGGAGCCTGCCGCATGGCTGATAACCGGGAGCCGTGCGTTTCGCGACACGGTTGTTACCTCCGAGGCAACGGCAGATCGGCTCTTATCGGAAAGAGGCGACGACGGTTCATACAAGGTGCCGCTGTATGCCGCCCCGCAGCCCGAGGATGCGCCATCGATCCCGGCAGGATATAAGCTGGTGCCAGCTTGACCGACACCTGAATGGGTTCAATCTGCCGCAAAGGTGGTTGCAAATTAAGAAGCATGGTGTGATAATCGAAACGGCCCTATTAGCTAGGGCGGCATAGTCCACTCGCGCAGGAGTGCGGTGGGTTGAGTGGTTAACATTCAACAGGAGCACTCCTCGATGAGTCAGACTGTCATTCCCTTCGGCGATCCGAAGGCTGCAAAGAAGTGGTCGGCTGCCCTTGCGGTAGACCAGGCCAAAAAGTCCTACTTCGAGCGCAAGTTCGTCGGCACCGACGACAACGCAATCATCCAGCGAAAGACCGAGCTTGAGTCCGATTCGGGCGACCGCATCAGCTTTGACCTGTCGGTCCAGCTGCGCGGCGGTTACACCGAGGGCGACCAGCGGCTGGAGGGCAAGGAAGAGAACCTGCGCTTCTACACCGACGAGGTGCGCATCGACCAGGCGCGGCATGCCGTGTCGGGCGGCGGCAAGATGACCCGCAAGCGCACGGTCCACAATCTCCGCGCTGTCGCCAAGAACCGCCTCTCCGACTACTGGAGCCGGTTCATGGATGAGCTGATGTTCATCTATCTTAGCGGCGCTCGCGGCATCAACGCCGACTTCCTGTTCCCGATGGGCTGGACTGGCCACGCTGGCAACCCCATTGAGGCGCCGGATGCCGGCCACATCCTGTATGCGGGCTCTGCGACCAGCAAGTCCACCATCACCTCCAGCGACACCATGAACCGGCTGCTCATCGAGCGGGCTGCGGTGCAGGCCACCATGCTGCAGGCGCAAGACCCGGACGCGGCCAACATGTGCCCGGTGAGCATTGAGGGTGAAGACCGCTACGTCGTGGTCATGAGCCCGTTCCAGGAGCACGACCTGCGCACCTCGGACTCTGCCGGCTGGCTGGAGATCCAGAAGGCCGCTGCCGCTGCCGAGGGCCGCAACAACCCGATCTTCCGGGGCAGCCTCGGCATGATCAACAACGTCGTGCTGCACTCGCACCGCAACGCCATACGGTTCAACGACTACGGCGCTAGCGCCGATCTGCCGGCGGCCCGTGCGCTGTTCCTCGGGCGGCAGGCGGGCGCGATTGCATACGGCACGAGCGGCGGCATGCGCTTCGAGTGGAAGGAGGAGATGAAGGACTACGGCAATGAGCCCACCGTCGCCTCCGGTGCAATCTTCGGCTTCAAGAAGACGCGCTTCAACGGCAAGGATTTCGGCGTGATTGCGCTCGATACCTACGCCAAAGACCCGAACCGGGCATAATCGGAGGAGACAGACGACATGGCCATTGTAATTCAGTCTGATTGGGCGCTCGGACGCAAGCAGGCCCCGACTTCTCGCGAGGCCGGTGGTGTTGTGGCGCAGCGGTTCGAGGCAACCATCGACGCCGACCTGGACGTGGGCGACATCGTGGAGCTGGCGGTACTGCCGGCCTACCACACCGTGGTTGATGCCATCCTCGACACCGAGGCGCTTGGCACTAGCGTGAGCGTCGATGTCGGCATCATGTCCGGTGCGGTCGGTGACCCGGACGGCACTCGCACCTGCGGCGACGAGCTGTTCAGTGCTGAGGACGCTTCCGCTGCGGCTGTGGTGCGCGCCAGTGCGTCGAGCGCGTTCACCATCGCCCCGGCGGGCGCGGATCGCAGCATCGGCGTGAAGGTGTCGGCGGCTGTCACGGCCGGCAAGAAGATCGCACTGACAGTGCTCATGGTGCAGTAAGCCAGAGGCGGGGCTTCGGCCCCGCTTCCTCTCTGGAGGCGATATGCGCATTGAGAGCATCCTGCGGCGCCCTGGCGGCACGCGCGTTACCCTTGGTGGCGTCGAATACCATTTCGTGCCTGACGCGGAGGGCCGCGAGTTCTGCGACGTGAGCAACCCCGAGCACGCCAAGATCCTGCTGGCGATTCCGGAAGGCTATCGGGCGGCCGAAGCCCACAAGGCTGCCGAGCTGCCGAAGATGATGGAGCTGACGACAGTCGAGCCGCTGGCGCCGGCCGAAGAGGTCACCACGGAAGAAGCACCGGCCACTGAGGCGCCGGCCACGGACGACCGCGATTACTGGGTGGAGCAGTATCAGGCCCGCTTCGGTCGCAAGCCTCATGGCAAGTGGTCCATCGAGCGCATCCGCGCGGAGCTGGAGGCGATTGGCTGATGCCTATCCTGGTGGCGGACATTCTGCGAAGCGCGGCCACGGTGCTCAACGACTACGAGCGCGGCACCGATGGCCAGCGCTTTGTCCGCTGGACCGAAGACGAGCTGATCGATTGGGTGAACGAGGGCGCGGCCCAGGTTGTCATTCACCGGCCGGCGGCCAGCGCCAAGACCGAAGCCCTGGAGCTGGTCGAGGGGCCGCTGCAGCAGATTCCTGAGACGGGGCTGATGCTGCTGGACGTGGTGCGCAACATCCCAGGTCGCGCCATTCGCCGGGTGGACCGCAGCCAGCTTGATGACGCCCGACCTGATTGGTACGCGATGAAGCCGGCCGACACGGTGCGCCATTTCTGCACGGACGACCGCTCGCCCAAGAGCTTCTACGTCTATCCGCCGGCCAAAGAGGGCGTGCAGGTGGAGGTTGTCTATGCCGAGACTCCGGCGCAGGTTGAGAGGGCTGAGGACGAGCTTCAGCTGGACCGCGCCTATGCTGGCGCGCTTGTGAGCTACGTGCTCTATCGGACACTGTCCAAGGATTCCGAATACGCCAACGGCCAAGTGGCCGCTGCGCATTACCAGGCGTTCCAGGCGGCGCTGGCCGGCCAGAACGAGGCACAAGGCGGCTACTCACCGAAGGGTGCGCTGGATGAAACCCCTTGATAGCATCCTGCGCTACGTCCTGCCGCGCGCCAATCACTGCCCGGAGCCGATTGCGATTGACGCGATCCGCACGGCGGCGATCACCTTCTGCGAGCGCACCAAGATTTGGCGCGATACCGACCGCTTCAAGGTGTCGGGCAAGTGCAGTGACATCGTATGCGCACCATACGGTGCGGTGCTGCACAAGATTGAATCCGCGCGCTTCGAGGGCCAGCCGCTGAAGCCGGTGTCGGTGTCGTGGCTGGACGAGAACCGGCCTGGCTGGCGCGCCGAGACGGCAACGCTGGGGCGCTACATCACGCAGCTTGTCCCCGGCACGGTGCGCGTGGTGCCTGCTGCTGCTGGCACGCTGGAGCTGACCACGCTGCTCAAGCCCTCCGAGGAGGCCGAGGAGCTGCCGGACTTTCTCGTCGACCTGTATGCGCGGGTGCTCGCGGATGGCGCGCTCGCCGAGATCCTGGCCATTCCTGGGCAGATTTTCACCAGCGTCGATCTGGCGACCTATCACGCCGACCGCTTTGAGCGCAAGCTGGACCGGCTGGCGTCTCAGCATGTGCGCGGACAGCAGCGCGCCCCGGTGCGGAT